AGATGTAGACGTGCCAAGCGGCACACTGCGTGAAAACTTGATGCCGCTGCCCTATAAAGAGCCTAGTCAAGTGTTGATGATGTTGCTCGACCGGATAACCGACGAGGGTCGCAGGCTTGGCGCTATTAGCGACATGAACATCTCGGATATGTCAGCGCAAGCACCGGTAGGCACTACATTGGCGCTGCTGGAGCGCACACTAAAACCCATGGCAGCGGTTCAGGCGCGGGTTCACTACGCGATGAAGCAGGAGTTTAAGCTGCTCAAAGCCATAATTGCCGAAAACGCGCCGCAGTTTTACGAGTACGACCCCGTATACGGGGAGTCACACGCTCGACGCGAAGATTACGACATGGTCGAGGTTATACCGGTCAGTGATCCCAACAGCACCACCATGGCGCAGCGCGTTGTTCAGTACCAAGCCGTGCTGCAGATGGCGCAAATGGCCCCCCAGATATATGACTTGCCGTTGCTACACCGTCAAATGGTCGAAGTTATGGGCATAAAGAACGCTGACAAGCTGATACCACTGGCCACCGACGCCACGCCGGCCGACCCGATAAGTGAAAACATGAACGCTCTGGTTGGCAAACCAATGCAAGCCTTTATATACCAAGATCACGACGCTCACATGGCAACCCACGTAGCGTTTATGCAGGACCCGATGATTATGCAAGCAATCGGACAAAACCCCATGGCTCAACAAATCATGGGGTCACTACAGGCGCACATCGCCGAGCACTTAGGTTTTGCGTATCGCCGGCAGATGGAAGAGCGTTTGGGCGTCACCTTGCCCGCGCCCAACGAAGAGCTGCCTGAAATGCTTGAAGTTGAGCTATCACGAGCGGTAGCCGAAGGGGCCAAGCAGCTTACTCAGATGCACCAGCAGCAGGCCGCACAACAGCAGGCCGAGCAGCAACAGCAAGATCCTGAGTTCCAGCTGCGACAACAGGAAACTCAGATTAAGGCGCAGGAAGTACAACGCAAAACTGTTAAAGACAAGGCCGACATAGATATTAAAGAGAAAGAGCTTGAGCTCAAAGACAAGGCGATCACACTAGACGCCGCGCTTGAGTCCGAGCGACTGGGGCTAGACTCTGAAAAAGTGGATAAGAAAATTAAGGCGGACATCACTCGTTCTGCCATAAGCGCAGCAAAACCAACCACAAGAAGGAGATAACACGTGAAAACCGTTTTTGACGTGCTGATTGAAGCCATTGATGAGGCATATACTCGTCAGTTGGTGGTATTGGAAAGAGGTTCGCCCAAGGACTTCCCCGAATACCGAGAACACGTAGGCATATTACGGGGGTTAGCCTACGCAAAGCAGGAAATCAAAAACCTCCAGCAAAGACACAGGGATAACGATGATGAATGAAGATAATGAAATGAGTGAAACAGAGCTTGAAGCTGCAATACCCATACCCGTGGGTTATCGCCTTTTAATTGCCTTGCCTGAAATTGAGGAAACCTTTGGGGAATCCATGATTGTGAAGGCCGGTAAAACCATACAGGACGACACCGTTTTGTCGATGGTGGGTATTGTTTTGGATATGGGTTCTCAGGCATACGCTGACAAAGAGCGTTTTCCAATGGGCCCGTGGTGTAAAAAAGGTGATTACGTAATGTTCCGTCCCAACAGCGGCACACGTTTTAAAGTTGCGGGGCAGGAGTTCAGACTACTCAATGATGATTCCATCGACGCTGTTGTCAAAGATCCGAGAGCCGTCTCTCGCGCAAATTAAAGGTGAACACCATGGCTAGTGAAAAATACGAGTTCGAGTTAGATGATAAAGGTGATTTTGTATCAACCGAAGACGCCGACATGCGGGGTGAACAAGAAATTGAGGTTGAAGACGATGGCGTTGACGCCTCTGATTTAGAAATTGAAGTGGTAGACGATACCCCCGAAGAGGACAGGGGTAGGCTTGGCAATGTGGCACCACCACCTCCAGAGGTAACCGAGGAAGAATTGGCCGGTTACTCAAAAGAGGTTAAGCAACGCATTAAACATGCCACACGCTCTTACCACGATGAGCGTCGCGCTAAAGAGGTAGCACTGCGAGAGCGCGAAGCAGCCGTAAATTATGCCAAACAACTGCTTGATAAAATTAAAGAGCAGGAAGGCACCGTGCACAAAAGTCGCGAGGTTGCCCTAGACCAAGCCAAACGAAACATCGTTATGGAAGTGGAAAAGGCTAAGGCAGCGTACCGCTCAGCATACGAGTCGGGCGACCCAGATGCGGTGACCGAGGCGCAAGATAAGCTCACCGAAGCCAAAATTAAGTTTGACAAAGTTAGTAATTTTAAATTACCCCCTGTACAATCGGCTCAAAGTGAGATAAAACAATCAGTAGCACCACCAGCACCTGTCGACGAAAAGGCAAATAGGTGGGCAAAAGATAATCCGTGGTTTAGCTCCAACAAGCGAATGACCGCGTTTTCTTTAGGAGTTCACCAAGAACTGGTTGAAGATGAAGGGATAGACCCGCGAAGTGATGAGTATTATCTCAAACTTAATGCCGCCATTCGCGAGAAGTTCCCCGACGAATTTGAGGATGCACCGGTTTCAAAACAGAAATCACCTTCTGTCGTCGCTCCCGCAACACGCAGCATAGCTCCCAAAAAAGTTAAGCTGGAAAAAGCGGAAGTAGATGTGGCGAGAGCTATGGGTGTATCACTTGAACAATATGCCCGTGAAAAGGCAGCACTTGGTAGGAGTAACTGAAAATGAGCGAGAACCGAAAAGACCGAGAACTTGAGACTCGACAAAAGTCAGCACGTGTAATGGCGTGGCAGCGTCCAGAAACTTTGCCCAGCCCAAACCCTAAAGCGGGGTGGGTGTACCGTTGGATTCGTGTGAGTACTCGTGGCGAAATGGACCCCTCTAATGTATCAGTGAAACTGCGTGAGGGCTGGGAGCCGGTAAAAGCCGCCGATCATCCTGAAATTGAGATGGTCGCCATTGAGAACAGCAGATTTAAAGACAATGTTGTTATCGGTGGTTTAATGCTTTGTTGCGCCCCCGAAGAAATACTTAAACAGAGAGCTGAGCACTTTAATAACCAAGTGAAGCAGCAGTTAGAATCTGTTGAAAGCAACTTAATGAAAGAAAACAACCCGAAGATGCCGTTGTTCTCTGATCGCAGGAGTTCGGTAACTTTCGGAACTGGTAACTAAGGAGTTTATTATGGCTGCTACAGCTGCCCCTTACGGCTTCCGGCCGTTGAACCTGATTGGCGGGCAACCGTTCGCGGGTTCTACTCGAGCGATTAAAATCGCATCGGGTTTTGGTACAAACATTTTCACAGGTTCCATCGTAACCATTTTGGGCGCGACGGGCACCATTGGAATTGTAACAACTAACGGAGATAACGACACGCCGTTCCCTGCTGGGACTGTGGGTGTTTTTGTTGGTTGCTCATACACAGACCCTACTTTTGGTAAGGTTTTTAGACAGTCTTGGCCATCAGGCACCGTTGCAGCAGATGCTGTGGCTTTTGTGGTTGATGATCCGGATGCACTGTTCCAAGTACAAGCAAATGGTCCGGTTGCTCAAGCCAAACTGGGTGAGAATACTCACTTGGCGGCAGTTCAATCAACCTCTACAGGTAGTACCACTACCGGTAATTCTAATACCGCGGTTACGGCTACTTCAGCCACCACCAACGGTTTTGCGTTCCGTATTGTCGATTTTGTCGAGACTACGGGTTCCACGGCAGGTGATGCGTTTACGGATTTGATCGTTAAGTTCAATCCTGTGGCTCACTCTTACACCAACCCAACTGGTATTTAAGGAGAGTTGAACCATGGCTATATCACGCGCTAATCAACTCAAGCAGCTGCTTCCGGGCTTAAACGCCCTGTTTGGCCTTGAGTATAAAAAGTACGAAGAACAGCACAAAGCGATTTTTGAAACAGAAAGCTCTGAGCGTTCTTTTGAAGAAGAATTGAAGCTGTCCGGTTTTGGTGCAGCTCCGGTTAAGCAGGAAGGTGCCGCTATTGCGTATGACAATGCGCAGGAAGCGTTTACCGCTCGCTACGACCACCAGACTATCGCTCTTGGTTTCGCTATTACTGAAGAAGCTATAGAAGATAACCTGTACGCCAGTCTAAGTGCCCGTTATACCAAGGCACTGGCACGCTCCATGGCACACACCAAGCAAGTCAAAGCAGCATCCATCCTGAACCTTGCGTTCGCCGGTGGTCCTGTATACGGCGACGGTCAAGTGTTGTGTTCTACAGCGCACCCGTTGGTTGGTGGTGGCACTAACTCAAACCGTCCCACTGTAGGCGCGGACCTGAACGAAACTTCTTTGGAAGCCGCTCAGATTCAAATTGCCGCGTGGACTGATGAGCGTGGCCTGCTGATTGCCGCAACTGGCACAAAGCTGGTGGTTCCGCCTTCGCTGATGTTCGTTGCCGAGCGTTTGCTCAAAACTGAACAGCGTACTGGAACAGCCGACAATGACACCAACGCGATTCGTAGTATGAACTCGATTGCCGGTGGTTATACAGTTAACAACTATCTGACGGACCCCAATGCGTGGTTCTTGATGACAGATGTTCCTGATGGCCTAAAGCATTTCAATCGCGTGGCGCTTAAAACTTCAATGGAAGGTGATTTTGATACCGGAAACGTGAAGTACAAGGCTCGTGAGCGTTACAGCTTCGGTGTCAGCGATCCTCTGGGCATCTTCGGATCACCCGGTTCAACCTAAGCAAATTAAAAACTTAGGTTGTTACGAGAGGGCCCTTCGGGGCCCTTTTTGTTACCCGCTTGACAGAGCTACACAAAAAGCGTAAAAAGGTATTAACCCCGGGAAAACCCCGGTGTACCAGACGGCCCGGGCCGACAACATGCAGACTGGTGCACTGAACTCGCATGTGAGGACATCTTTATGTCATTTTCAACCTTTTCAGGCCCTCTTCGCGCAGGCACGATTCGTGAAGGCGCAGACCTTAATACCGGTCTTACTGTGTTAGCCCAGTCCAATACAGTAACTTTTTCTGATACTTCAGCAAAAAATCTTTTAAAACTACCAGCCGGCTCCCAAATAGTGGGGATTAGCGTTTTTGTAACCACAGCGTTTAACGCGGCTACAAACAATGTGCTGAGTATTCGCCAAGGTACTACCACAATCGCGGCAATTACGGCCACTGCAGCTAACATTCCTGTGGGTGTGGGCAACGTCGCTGTTGTGGGCGCCGAAATTGGTTTCCTGAACAACGTGGGCGGCACTGATGTGACGCTAAACGCAATCTTCGCGGGCACCGGCACGGCGGCTTCCGCTGGCGCAGCCACGGTCATCGTGACTTATGTTCAGCGTGCTGTGGATGGTTCACAAGTACCTGCCAGCGCGTAAGGGGGTGAGTTGTGTTTGGATTTAATTTTGCACCAGAGCCAAAAGAGCCCGAGCCTAAAAAAGCCAAAGTGGTTAAAAAGTCTGCTGCTTCTGAAAAACCGGCGGCTCCCAAAAAACCAGCAAAGGCCAAGGAGTAAGTCATGACCTCAAGTACACTTCAGTCAGCGCACCGGACAACCACCGGTGATCTAGTCGCTGGTCGCTGCCGACTTCTCGACATTTACTTTACTACCACAGCAACTGCGTCTAGCTTGGTTTTTCGCAGTGGCGGGTCGGGCGGAACCGTGAAGCTAACGCTGGTAACCCCTGCTGATGCGGGCGGTCGCACGGTTAGACTGAGCAAAGACGGCATTCTGTTTGAAGACGGCGTGCACGTCACGCTTGGTTCTGCAGAGGTAACCTCGGTCACGGTGGCGTTTGATGGTGGAGCACCTGCGTAATGGCTAAGTCGCCGGCGTGGACTCGTAAAGAGGGTAAAAACCCAAAAGGGGGTTTAAACGCAAAAGGACGTGCTTCGGCAAAAGCGCAAGGCATGAACCTGAAACCCCCGGCGCCAAAAGCTAAAGCGGGAACAAAAGACGCAGCTAGACGAAAGTCGTACTGCGCACGCAGCGCAGGACAAATGAAAAAGTTTCCTGAAGCGGCTAAAGACCCAGAAAGCCGACTGCGTAAGGCGAGAAGAGCATGGAACTGTTAAACTGCACTCGGTGCAAAGAGGACAAACCCGGCACTCCGGAGTTTTTCCCACCGCATAACAAAAAGCAAAACGGGTTTGATAGCTGGTGTAGAAAGTGCAGGGCTACGTATAGAAACGGCATTAACCGTGGTAAGTTTAGGGACGTCATATCGGATGAGGACCTGAAAAATATAAAAGCTGCAGTCACCGAGTGTGTTATTTGTGGCGATGCTGATACCAAGTTGGTGGTAGATCACGATCACAAAACGGGCGCAATTCGGGGAATACTCTGCAACCACTGTAATCGTGGACTAGGGCATTTTCGAGACGACCCTGTATTACTAGAGTTTGCCAGAGTATATTTGCTGTCAGCAGCCGGGTCTTTAGAAGCTGAAAAGTACTTAAACACAAGCAGCAAAACGGCAAAAGATCCGAATAGTCGTATAAACAAAAGCCTGCGGGCTTGGAATTGCTGAGGTAGATCGTGCCTACTGTATCCAAACGACAACGCAAGTTCATGGCCGCGGTAGCGAACAATCCCAAGTTTGCCAAGCAAGTGGGGGTTTCGCAGGAAGTGGGTAAAGAGTTCCACAAGGCGGACAAGCGAAAGGCGAAGCGAAAATGATGAAATGTAAAGGCATGGGCGCGGTAAGACCGGTTGCCTTTAAAAAAGGCGGTACCGTCAAAGACGCTTGTTATCATAAGGTTAAGGCGCAGTATAAAGTT